ACCAATTAGCGTTATCTAACTACAACGCTGATTACATTATGCTAAACCCAACAGATTTCCACAAAATCTTATTATTGAAAGGTTCTGACAACCACTATATTAAAGATTCTGTTTACGCTGGATTGCAGCCTACTTTCTTAGGAGTGCCTGTTGTAATTAACACGGCTATACCAACTGGAGACTATTTAGTTGGTAACTTCGGAATGGGAACGCAACTATGGGTTAGAGATAACGTATCTGTTGAGTTCTTTAGAGAAGATGGAACTAACGTAAGAGACGGTTTTGTTACTGTAAGAGTAAGCGAGCGAGTAGCTTTAACTAACTACTTACCAAACGGATTCGTAACTGGAGATTTCGCAACTGACAAAGCAGCTTTAGAGACTGCCTAATTAGTTAGCAAATAACAAACTAAACCCTGGCTTAACGGCTGGGGTTTTTTTATGCCTAAAAAATAAATTAAAAATATTTTTGCATTTTGTATTGTATATTGAAAATTTATTTTAAATTAGCTGAACAAATAAATACTAATTAAATTATTTTATTATGACAACTTTTAATTTTTCAACAGAAATTGTAAACAAAGTAAAAAACAACTGGATAACTAAAGAATTTAAAGACAGATTTACACCTTGTATCAACGACACTCAATTGTGTTTAACATTTGTATCTTTAGCTTATAAAGGAGATACGGAACTTGGATTGGCAAAACAAATTACTGATGTAATGATTGCTGAATTAAATTACAATAGAAATTCTTAAAATAAAACAACCAGGGGGTCTAACGGCCCCCTTTTAAATTAACCAACCTATGGACGAAATATTTGAGCATTTGAACGACTGCATTTATTTAGCCGAGATTTCGGACAATGCGCTGGTCAAAAACAAGCTGACAAAAGTTAGAGATTTATTAATTAGAAAAATAGAAATAGAATATGAGCAATTTAGCGGTCAATTATAGAGGCGTGATTTTAGCCATAGAAGGCGAATACTACAAAGGCGAGGAACGCGCTTTTGATTACCCTGGTAGTGGCCACGAGTTTGAAATAGAACACGTTTACGCTGGGTCAAATATAGATATATACGATATACTAGAGACGTCGCAGATATATGAATTAGAAAAACTTTGTATTGAGGAAATAAATAAAAATCATTAATTTTAGGATATGGAAAATTTAACAAGTGAAAAAATCGGTAATGTAATTATATTAGGATTAGTTGCCGGCTTATGGTGGATAAACACCTTTATTAATTTTAACTGGTTTAGCTTTATTGTGATTAGCTTTATGCTGGCCCTACAAGCGAATAACGTTTATAAGAATTTTAAAAAGAAATAGTTTGATTTGTTTGTGATGTGAAAAGAGCGTTTTGTTTTACAAGGCGCTTTTTTTTGTAGCTTTGTTTTATGCTAACCGATATTAACCAAATTGGTTGCCTGGCAGAGTACAAATTTTTTGCTATTTGTATGGAGTTAGGATTGCAAGTGTCAAAGCCTATTTTGGACGCTAGTGTTTACGACTGTATAATTGACAATGGTAAACGCCTTATTAAGGTCCAGGTTAAGTCCAGGAGCATAAGCGACAGAGGCGATAAAAACGATATGATACAATGGGGCAATAATAGATACAAGCCTACAGACTTTGAGTATTACGCTATTTACTTGCACCAAACAGGCGATTGGTTAATAATGCCAAATACTGGCCAAATAAGTATGCGATTAAATAAAGCTAATACGGAAAAATTTAATAACTTTGCGTTATTGTTTTCTGCATAATAAACATAGTTTAGTTAAAATCGGCGTTATCTTTTGGTAGCGCCTTTTTTTTTATCTTTACACAAATTAAATATTATGAAACTTCAAATGTTAAAAAGCGTTGTCGATGGCAACCAAATACATAAGAAAAACACAATTGTTGAGGTTAAAGACGATATTGCAAGGCATTATTTAGCCGTTGGTATTGCCATTGAGTATAAANATCCTATTGTTAAAGAACACAAACAGGAGATTGAAACAAAGGAAAATAAAGCGCCTAGAAAGCGCAGAACTAAAAAGAAATAGCTATGCGTCAAATTAAAATAAATAGCACAATTGGAGGCGAGATAATTACGGCCCAGGACGTAAAGGACTATGTTAGAATTGATACTAACGAGGACGATGCGTTAATTACTAGAATGATTACAGAGGCGCGTATATGGTGCGAAAATTATATTAGTCGCGATATAGTGGCTAAAAATAGGACCTACTATTTAGCAGATACTTCTGGATTGTTTGATTTGCCTTTTGCGCCAATAGAGACAGTTACAGGCGTAACTATTGAAGGCGAAGCTGCAACGTTTACAGAATACGGTTTGGACGATTTAAGCATTGAATTAGACGGTGGACCTAGCAGCAATGTAAAGGTTACATATACAACCCAGGGGTTAAACGATGGTCTTATTAAGCAGGCTTTGTTACAAATGGTGTCTAATTACTACGACAATAGAGCAGACTTTGTTACCGGTACTATTGTTTCAGATATACCAACAAACGTAAAAAATATACTAAGCGGATATAAAACGATGTTTATTTAATGCAAGCTGGAAAACTAAATAACCGCATAACGGTAAAAAAGACAACGCGCGTTCAAGACCAATTTGGAGGCTGGCAAAATACTGCTGATTATAACGTTTCTTATTGGGCAGACGTAAAGCAAATTTCGGGCGATATAACGCAGGAAAATGGCAAAAGGTCTTTGGAGTTGCAGGTAGAAATTAAGATGCGTAAAAAAAGCGCTGACGGCATTAATATTGGCGACGTTATAACTGTTGGAGGCAATCCAGCAGAATATAGGATTAATTCTAAATTTGATAGTGTAGAAAGTTTTTACACCGATATAATGGCTACTAAAATTGATTAACGCTAAGATAAATACCAACTCTTTAATTATGCTTAAAAAGAAGCTAAAGGCTTTAGAAGATTTAAGCAAACAGGAGTTGTCTAATGAACTAGGGCGTATGGCTTTGGATAGTTCCAGGAGGGCTAAAAAAACCGTTCCAGAAGATACTGGTAATTTAAAAAATAGTATAGGGGTCGAAAGGCTTACTAAAACAAGTTTAAGTGTATTTGCAAAAGCTAAATATGCACCCTATGTAGAATTTGGAACTGGGAAGGTAAACCTAGAAGATATGAAGCAGCTAGGAATACCAGAAAGCTATGCAGCACAATTTAAAGGCGCTAAATCGGGTAATATGCGCGCGCAACCTTATTTCTTTATAAGCATAAGAAAAGCGTTTGCAGAAGGCTTTAAACGAGTTGAGGCCATAATTAAAAAAGAAATTAAATAATGCTAGAGGCAATACATTACTTACGCAAATCGATAATAGAGAAATTAAACGGCCAGGTTTTATTAAACAACCAAGCCCTACAAGTTTATAACAGAGTGCCTAGTAATGCCGTGGCGCCTTACATTTTAGTTTATAGCGTTTCTAACAACGAAATAGACCAAAATCAAAGCAGCCTAACAATGGAATTGCTTACGCGCGTGGAAGTGGTTACCAGGTTTAATGGCGATAATGGAGGCGAATTAGATTGCAATTTGGCAATTTCAAAAATATTATCTTTGCTACGAACTAGGTCGGCAGATTATTTAGATTTGTCAGAGTATGGCTTTAAAGTATATACGAGCGTAAACGAAGGCGTTACATACTTAACAGACGATTTAAAGGATCATACTTATTATAGGGCGGTCTTAGAATTATCTAATAGAGTTGAGCCGTTAGGAACGACTAGAGGGTTACAAGCCGAAATACAAACAGAATTACAAAGCTAAGATATGAGCAAAATAACATATACAGACAAGGTAGATAACGTAGTAAGTGCGTTACCTAATATAAACAAGGTAAAAGCCGCAGACCTAAACGAAATAAAAGAAAGCGTAAACGCTATTTATGACGATAAAGGTGGGTTTGCTAATTACGAAGACTTAGCAACGATTACGACGCCAATAGTTTTAACTGCTGACACTTGGACGAATTTAACTAATGATAAGCAAGGGCCACACACAACAGAAGTATATAAGCCAGCTTATGTAACTGGCAGCTTATGGAATACGGCGGCTTCAAAAATAGATTTTACGGAAGTACCTATTGGTAAAGTTGTTCTTTTAAAAGTTGATTTTCAAATTGTACAAACGGCTAACAATACTATTTTAGAGTGTCAAATAGTTGGAGGCGGCCATACAATGCAAGTATTGACTACTGAAATGAAAAGTTCTGGAGACGACCACCATTATAGCGTTACTAATATGGTATGGGTTGAAGATGCGGCAATGCAAACGGCTGGAATGAATGTACAACTAAGGACTAGCAATAATTCGCAAGTAGAAGTTCACAATATAATGATAACTATAATCTAATGACTACAATTACTGACCTTAAAATTTACGCCTTGAATACGACTGCTTTAGCTTTTAACTTTATGCAAATTGATATTATTTTAAAAATTTTGCTTACTGCGGTTGCTATCGGCTATACTTTGCAAAAGTGGTGGATAATAAACGAGGAGCGTAAAATACAAAAGCGCATAAACCAAAACTTAAATGCAGCCGAAAATAAAAAGGCAGACGAACCTATTAAGGCAGGTAAAAATACTATTGTTAAAAACGGTATTGTTAGAAAAACAAAAAGTGATAAATAAGGCGGTAATTATATACGCTTATTTTTTGACAGTTGTTTGCGCTGCTGGTATTATTGGCGGCATATATAATTTAATTTTTTTATGAAAAACATAGTCGCTAGTTGGAAAACTACTTTGCTAGGTTTATTAATTATAGGCGCTGGCATTGCTTATATATTTGTAGTTCAAGACAGTAAAGTATTTCAATTTGCTATTTTATTAATCATAGGTATTGGCTTCTTATTTGCGCCAGATACTATTATAGATGGCCTAAGAAGTATAATAAAAAACAATAAGGACAAAAAATTTTAATATGGAGGCAGTTTTAACAAGGGAATTAGAGCAGGATAAACAAACGCTTGGAAGTTTAGTAATAAAAGACGACGAAGGCAAAAAACTATTTAGCTGCAAGACGTTAGAATTACCCTGGAACGCTAATAAAAAGAACGAAAGCTGCATACCATTAGGAAATTATAAAGTGACGCCTAGGCAAAGCGCTAAATACAATAAGCACTTCCATATACAAGACGTCCCTGGGCGTTCTTTTATTCTTATTCATATTGGAAACTACAAAGACCAAACAAGGGGTTGCGTACTTATAGGCGATAAATTAGCCGATTTAAACGCGGACGGTTACAAAGATGTAACTAGCAGCAAAGCAACGTTGCAAAAGCTATTAAAAGTGGCGCCTAATGGTTTTGATTTAACTATAAAAAACAAAGCCAAACGTAATGCTGAGATATAGCATAGTAATATTACTATTATTTACAAGTTGCACCGCTAAAAAAGTAATAACCCAGACTAAAGAGGTTGTAGTAAACGATACAATTATACTTACCAAAGACCGCATAGTAACAAAGGCGGTAAACGACACCATACTTATTAAAAGCCCTTGCGATTCTTTAGGCATTTTAAAGCCATTTAAGCAGCGTTTAAAAACCGCGCAAGGTACAATTACCATACAATCAAAAAACAATGTTATAGAGGCTAATATAAACCTAGATAGCATAGTGCAAAGCATTGAGAAGCGATACGAAAGCAAAACAATAGATACAAAAGAAAAAAGCGACACGCTAAAAGTTAAATATAAAACGCCTGTTTGGTTGGTATTGTCTTTAGTGTTTTCGGTTATTGTAAATCTATTGCTGCTCAAAATTAAGTTGTAGCTTTTTGCTTAACTTTGTAAAAAAATAGATTTATGGCAAACGAATTGCAATATACTAGCGTATTTCAAAGGGCTTCTTTTGGCGATTATGGACTTAGAATTTTAAGTAGTGGCGAAACTAGCGTAGCAAATGAGAATTTTGCTGCTATACAAGTTTTAGCGGATTGTGTTATTAGTATGACAAATAGCACAGACGGCGGAGATACAACTATTACAAGTTTATCGCTATCTGCTGGCCAGGCTATTTATGGTAATTTTGAAGATGTTAGCGTTACAAGCGGTAAAGTGATTGCTTATTTAAGGTAATGTTATGCTAGGCATAGGAAATAATTTAACGAGAATAATACAAAAAACAATAACTATAATTAGTGATTTTTGGCAAGACCAGGTTAATGCTTGGCAAGACCAAGGTACTGATTGGGATAATACATAAATAAAAAACAATATGGCAAGTTTAACTGGACAAACAATAAGTAGCACCTATGACGGACTGCTAAAAACGTCTGACAACGATGTTTTAACAACAGATGGTAAAGAAATAACTGACGGCTTAGGTAATGGTTCTGGTGTTTCTTTAGACACAAACGGGAATATAATTGCCGAGGGTACAATAAAGGCTATTGGAGGCATTAGGGACACTAGCAACGACTTAGGCACAAGCGGGCAAGTTTTATCTAGCACCGGTACTGGTACGAATTGGGTAGCGCCTAGTATTGCAGATGATTCTGTTACCTATGCTAAGTTAGGGACTGAATTTACAACAAGTGCAGCTTTAGCTACAAATGTAGATTTTAGCACTGCTCAAGTATTTACCAAGACACTAAGTGGAGACACTACTCTTACTTTCTCTAATGCAGAAATAGGTATGGTTAAAGACTTAGTAATAACAGGGTCGCACGCTTTAACGCTTCCCGCAGGATCAACGGTAGCAGGAACTTATAACGGAGCAGTAAGTAATTTAATTCAAGTAGTAGTAACAGGAGCAGCTGAATACTGGTTCTCAATTTCACAAGCGATATAATATGAAAGCAATAAAAATCAACGGAAACATTAAGACATTTAGAAGGCTTCCTAATGTATGGGAAGATGAGAATGGTTTACACCTAAACTTTAGAAAAGTAGCTGACCCAACAGAGTTTGGGTTTTACGATGTTGTAACGCCGCAATACGATAAGATTAGCGAAAGGCTTTCTGCTATGTATTTTGATGGAGATAAGTTTACTTACGATGTAGTTGCTATTGACTTGGAAGGCACACACGATG